CGTAGTTAATGGCTTGCATCATCCCGCGATTCAGGATCGTGTCGGGCCAGGCCCGCCCCTCGATCCCGGCTCGGGCCGCTTCCTCCACCCAGGTCAGCTTCAAGCTGTTGGGGCAGACTACCAAAAGAGTCTCGACCTTCTTCTCGTCCGCGAGCAGGCGAAATTCCGCCAGGGTCAGGAGCGTCTTTCCTAGGCCCTGTTCCAAGAAGTGTGCCCATCGGGGTCTCGCGTGAGACATCTGCAGGGCCACCTTCTGAACCTCGTACGGGGGGACCGGGATTCGCCACAGGTCGTTCATTGGTGCCATCCTCTCTAAGGTCGGTATCGTACTTGTTGACCCGGCTGACGTAGGTGGCCTCGTCGGTGATCATGCCCAGAACCCGGTTCAGAGTCTCGCGCCCGGTGCCGGTGGCTGACATTCGGATCCAGGCCCGGACCAGGCGGCCCCGGCAGTCCTCGTACACTCCGATCACCGACCGGTTCCCCATCTGCATCTCGCCCGCCAAATACATGCACTCGTCCACCAGGCCCGCGACCTTGATCACGGCCCGCACGCGGGGGTCGACGTCGCGGCGGTGGCCAAACCGGGCGTAGCGCTCGTCGTCAATCAGGCGCTCGGCGTCGTCGCGGTACAGCTCTCTCTTGGCAGGGCCAGGGGTGTCGCCGGTCCAAGACTCCTCGATGTCGTGCCAGAGGGCCTCCCAGACCAGCTGCGTCATTTGCGGGCCGGTCCAGCCCAGCACGGTGTAGGCGATGCCCATGGCGTAGACGGCGGTGTAATAGCTATGCTCGGCCACCGACTGTGGCCGGTTCAATCTTAATATCGCCCAGCGGGGCACGTGGGCCAGGTCCCGCAGCTCGCGCTGAAAGAACGGGAGTGGAAGCACTATCCCCTCCTCTTGACCTCGGTCAGGGCGGTATCAATGTCCTCGAAAACGTCCTGGTCGTGGCGCGGCCCGATGCCCGCCCACACCGGCACTCGCCCCAAGCCCAGGGACTCGGCGGTGGCCTGGAGCCAGCGGGCGATGGAGAGGCTCGCGTCCGGCTGGTACTGCACGAAGTTGAGGAAGATGAAGTGGGGGCGGGTCGCGATCAGGGCGGCCTTGGCTTGGGAGTGCGAGAACGACGCGATCCGCCGGGGCCGCTTGGTGACGGTGGTGGTCTCGGGCTGCACGTTCAGGTCGGACCAATTCATCTCGTACTGGTCGGAGTGCCAGCCCCCGCTGCTGGCGTGGACCCCCTCGCCCAGGTCCACGTTGCCGACCCGGATCGGATGGGCCCGCAGCGACAGAAAGACCGGCCCGATGAACGCAGGGTGGATCCCGGCGTCGGACAGCGACTGGGCCACCGAGATCACGCGGGAGGTGCAATGCGGGTAGAACGGCCCGTTCAGCGACAGTCCCAGGCCCTGCGGCGTCTCCACAAAGACCCGCGACCCGCCGCTCAGCAGAAGGTTGAGATCCATGGTCCCTATGTGCGGACGCAGGTTCATTTGGGACACGATCAGCGGGCTGGTCCGCTTGACCTTGCGGGCGATGGCCCCCGAGACCCCGTGGCCCGTCCCGCCCGAGATCCCGATGCTGGTGGACTTCAGGTCCTCGGACTCGATGACCGCAGCCCGGGGGTGGATCAGCAGCCGGTCGATGACCTGGAACCGCCTGTCCCAGATCGACGCCTCTAGGCCGAACACGACCGGCTCGATGACCGCCCCCGCGTTGATGTAGATTTCGGCGCGGGTCAGGACCCCGGCGGTGGGAAGGTGGTGCAGGACCATCTTCTCTCCGTCCTCCAGGATCGTGGTGTGCCCCGCGTTGGCGGAGGCGTTGGTGGTCACGACGTCCGGCTCGTACTTGGCGGTCCGGGCCAGGTAGGCGGCCAGGAGCCCCTTGCCGGTGGAGCCAAACTGGCCGTCGATCAGGACGGCGGCCTTGCCAGGGGGGAAGAAGTCGTAGGTCATGCCGTATTTATCCCCATCTTCTCGGTGATCGCTTTCTCGATGTCGATGTTCAGGCGCCCGCAGATCCCCAGCAGCCGGATCATGGCGTCGGCCAGCTCCTCGGGCAGGTGGTCCCACCGCTCGTGCCTAACGTCCTCCGCCGCCTCCGAGATTTCGGTAACCACCATCATGAGGCTGGCCAGCATATAGTCGTCCCGCTTCATGATCGGGCCTTGCTGCTCGCGCCGCCACCGGGCGATGTCGTGGGCCCAATTATTCAGCATCGTCGAACACTACCCGGCGGGCCAGCTCGGCGTAGCCCTGGATGTCCCGGTAATGGTCCTCGTTCTTGTCGCCGGTCGCGATGCGGGACAGCTTGGTCAGGATCTGCCGAATACAATGCTCATGGGCGGGCGGATAGGGGGCTCGGTTGTGGTTGGCTTGGTCCGCCCAGTGTTGGTAGATGGCCTCCAGCTCCCCCGCGCAGCGCAGGTTGTTCATGCCCCCGTACTCGTTCCTCTCTTCCAACAAGGTGCGGATAATCCGTCCCGCGTCCCGGATGCCCGGGGGCGCTTCGTCAATCCCCTGGCGGCCCAGGGCCCTACGTTCCTTGGCGTCCATTCTTGGCTCTCCTCTCCAGGTGGTCCATCAGGGCGGCGACGTCCCAGGGGCGTCCGATGTCGCGGGTCATGGCGCGGTCCTCGGATCGGGCCCTCTCCGCCCCCGGGTCGGTGCCCGCGTACGCCCACCAGAGGCGGGGCGTGACCCGGATCCCGACGACCCAGGCGGCCAGCCCGCCATGTTTCTGATAGGCCCGCATCCAGAAGCGCTGCAGCTCGGTCAGGGATACCGGCGGGTTCTCCTTATGTTTGGGTATGAACTTCAGCTCCAGGAACCAAGTCCGGCCCCGGTCACAGGTCAGGAGGTCCGGCATCCCGGAGGCGAAGCGCTGGGTCATGGTGCGCACGAACACCCCGCTGCCCGCGAAGGCCCGGGTGATCTCCGACCGGAAGCCCGCCTCGGTGACGCTCATAGCCGGTTCAGGAGGAAGCGGACGACGACCCCGCCGATCGCCGACAGCACGCCGCACACGTATCCCAGCCAGAAATCAGGCATCATCGGGCATGACACGGGCAGGAGCAGTAGTGGCACAGATGGTGATCGCCTTCCCAACAGTAGTAGGTCATTCCTTCCCCTCCGGGAACGACGCCTCGGACCAGTTGCGCCCGGTGTGGGCGTCCACCGCCATCGGGACCTGGAACTCGATGGGCTGGCCCTTCGTAAAGTTGCTCATGATGCTGACGCACTCCAGGAACCGACGATGCTCGCCAGGGGCGATGCTGAAGGTCAGCTCGTCGTGGATGGACAGCGTGACCGCCGACTCGGAGCCCGCCAGATGCTCGGCGCACTCCACGTTCTTCAGCTTGATGATGTCGGCATTGGTCCCTTGGATGACCCGCGATCCGGCTTTGTGGCAGATCCGAACGTCCGGGAACCGGGCCCGGCGGTGCAGCTTGGTGCGGACCCAGCCCCGGGCCCGGGCCGCCGACTCCGCCGCCCGCAGGAAGGTCCGCCCCTCCGGGATCGCCAGATCGTGCAGCCGCCGCCACTCGGCCGCCTGTTCTACGGTGGTCTTGGTGGACCGGGCCAGCTTGCCCTTGCCCATCCCGTATAGCAGCCCCAGGTTGATCCGCTTGGCTTGGTAGCGCGGGACGGAGATCATCTCCGACACAAACATGTGGATGTCGCGGGGCGGCACCTGGCGGTAGCCCTCGATCAGGGCGGCGGACTGGGTGTAGTCGGCGAAGATGCGGAACTCCGCTTGGTTGTAGTCGGCGGATCCCCACTCGTGCCCCTCTTCCGGCAGGAAGATCGACCGGTAGAGGCGGGCCAGATCGACGTTGCGCTTGGGGACCTGCTGCAGGTTCGGAAAGGAGCAGGACAGGCGGCCCGAGATCGTCCCGTAGTCGTCCTGCCGCAGCTGGTTGAAGTCCGGATGGACCCGCCCGTTGATGATGTGCAGGTTCTCCAGGGGCCCGATGAAGGAGGCCAGCAGGTTCTCGATGCGCCGGATGGCGATGATGCGCTTCCCGGCCTCCGACTCCTCCAGCCAGGCTTCCGTGAAGCTGGGCGCCCCCTTCTCGGTCCGGGGCCAGCCGTCCACCCCGTCCGACTCCAGATACGCCTGGACCTGCTTGGAGGACCGGGCGTTGAAGTCCTTCGGCATCGACCGCCGCGCCTCTTCCAGCATGCGCTGCATGGCCAGCTTCACGCGGGCCAGCTGGTCCTGGTCGATCCGGACCCCGCGCCGCTCCATGTGGTACAGCACGCGGATCAGGCGGCACTCGACCCCCCACACCGTCCTCAGGTTGTCAGCATCCAGGTCAGCTTGCTGCTTCTGCCAAACATGCCAGGTCGCCGTGCCGTCGCCGCACGCGTATTCATGGACCCGGGGGTCCTCGGCGTCCAGCTGGTGCAGCATCCCGATGGTCTTGCGGGCATCCTTCTCGGTGTCGGCTTTGAGGCCGAATTTGCTGCTGAGGTACTGGTAGATGTCGGTTTTCTTGGCGGGGGCCTCGTACGTCTCGGCCACCGTGTCCAAGCCGTAGGACCGGCGGTGTTCGTCAATCAGGGCCATGTTGACCAGAGTGCACTCCAGGGGCCCAGCAACCTGGATCCCGTCCCGGTCCGCCATGTGCAGGTCGAACTTCAGGGCGTGGTTGACAATCTTGAGGTCGGGCCGCGCGACCAGATCGCGGACCCAGGCCCGGACCTTGTCCGGCTCCTGCCGCCCGGTGGCGTGGGCGGTGGGCCAGTAGCCGACCTCGTCGGGGGCGGGCCCCCAGGCCACGACGTAGCCCACGGGGCGGTCCCGGCGCCAGTCGACCCCGGTGGTCTCGGTATCCAAGACGACGGCCCGGGCGGCGGAGAGGTTCGGGAAAGGTTTCACGGTTGGATCCACCAGAGGAAGGCGATGACGACGAAGAGGATTGCGAACGCGATGGTGGCCGCGATCAGCTCGGTCTGGGTCGGGCCCCAGCGGGGTCGCTTCACGGCGCCTTGTCCTGGATGCGCACCAAGCACTCCCGCATCCGGGAGGACAGGATCATCTGGGAGCCCTCAAGCTCGTAGCGCTGCCGCAGGTCCGTCACAAAATTCCTCTCCCAGGTGGTCAGCAGCCCCCAGTACTCGGACGCGTGGTCCAGCAGGTCCGACAACCACTCCTCCTCCGCGATCGTCAGCGGCATGAAGTGGCCTGACGGGCATCCCGATAGGCCCCGCAGTCGAATCGAACGACGGCGGCACTCCCAGCCAGGGAAACCCTCGCGCTCGGTCGCGCAGCCCGCCAGGCCACGGTCATAGCCTAGAACTTGTTCTGCGCCGCTGCCGCCGCGTCGTCGCGGCCCATGTCGGGCGTGTCGTCGTCCTGGGCCTTCTCCACGTCGCGGATCTGGAGGCCCAGGTTGTGGAA